AAATACGCGATGATCTCCGCCATGTGGACGTCATCATCGTTTTTCTGGTAGGTCGCGAGGTGCTTGCACATGGAGCCCTGCCGCAGGAATATCTCGAGGCTGTCTTCTCCGGTCCATGCAGGATCGACGCCAATAATGACGGGGGCAAAATCGAATTCATGTTTGTGGATAATGCGCTTTGTCGCCTCTTCGATGAGTGCGCTCGATATGAACTGCAGTTCCGAGGCCGACGGGAATTCGCCGCGGACACGGACTTTGAAGAAGTCGCTGTCCTCTCCTCTGGTCTCCTGCCATTCGGCGATGAGCTCTTTGTTGCTGATGGCAACGTCGCGGCTGTCGATTTTCCTTGTTTTCCAGAGCGCGCGGTCACGATGAAAGCAATCGTAGAAGCGTCCGCTGGTACGGGTCGGATTGCCGAACGCGCACCAGATGATCTCTGTGTCCGCGTCCGTCATCGCGCCCTCTGCAACTTCCCAGATGATGTTTGCGATTGCGGATGCTTCGTCAAAGACAAGGAGGATGCGGTTCCCCTGATTGTGCAGGCCGGCGAATGATTCGCTGTGATGCTCGTTCCATGGGATTGCGTCAATCCGCCATGTCTTTTCATGGCCGGGGGTATTAGAAAAAATTGCCGTGGCCGTGTAAGTAAACATGTGCTTTGCGATAAAGCACTCATACCATTTGGACAGCTCCGCCCATGTCTTGCTTTTGAGCTGCGTGTCCGTGTTGGCCGTGATGATGCCGCGGGTATCTTCATGCGTTGAGATTGCCCAGAGGATGATCCATGCAACGAGCGCAGATTTTCCAATGCCGTGTCCGGATGCGATTGCTTCGCGGATGACTTTGCCGGGGGTCTTGAGCCCGTCGCGGATATCTGCGAGAAGGTCCAGCTGCCAGTCCTGCGGCTGCTGGCCTTCGAGCTTATCCGCGCCCCACGGGAACGCGCCGTGTACGAATGCCACGGGGTCATAGGCGAGTTCGGCGAGGAAATCAATCATGCTCTGCTGCGTTGTCTGCTGCATTTTTGATCCGTTCCCTTGCCTCTTTGAGAGCCTGCGCTGCGTTTACGGTGATCTCTCCGCTGATTTTGGTTTCCTGCCGGTCGGCGTATACGTCCGGTTTTGCGCCTTTGAGCAGGAGGATGAGGAGTGCATCGCTCTTTTTCCGGTAGCTGCCGACCCGCTTGCCCTTGTAGTAGATGCCGCATTCGTCGCCTTCGACGGCGCGGCGTCGGGCTTCTTCTTCGAGGAGGTCGCCCGCCATTTCTTTGGCCTGCGCGAATCCCTTTTTGTATTCCTGGTCTTCTTTTAGCCAGTTGTAGTGCGTCTGCCGCGTGATGCCGCACGCCTCCGCCGCACTTCCGATGGTTCCCTCCGCGATATAAGTATTTAAGAATCTATTTTTTTGCTTGCTGTTTACGAATCTGTAAACTTGCTTTGCCATTTCCAGCGTCCTCCTTTCCCTTGCGCTGTCTGCGTTTACGGCTGTTTTTGTCCGCGGTCATTTTTCGGTGATTCCATGTGTAAAATGACCGCGCCATTTTTCGGTGCGATTTTTCCGCCCGTTTTTGGGCAAAAGAAAAAAGCCATATGCAATCTGCACATGACTTTCACTGTATTTATTTTATCACGTATTTTCGGACTTTTTTCCCGGAAAGTTTTAATCCTGTGTTTCCGCTCTGCTCTAAGGATTGCGGTATTATTGCATTTTATTTTTGCACATTTTTCTAATCTTGCGCGCTAAAATACACGCATGAGGCCCATCTGACAGGCACATGCGAGAGCGTATGATCGGATATGACGTATGGTTTCGTAGTAGGTGTTTTTGCTGATGTAGAGTTCGCGGCATATCTTGTGATAGCCATGCCGCTTGAGATATTTCCGGATATAGATTTGCTCTGCAAGAGATCCGCGGATGCTGCTGCGCACTTCGCTCTCGACGCGCGCCCAGTTTTCGAGCTCTGCTTTATACTTTCCGTCTACTTCCAGCAGATCAGCATTTCGGATCGCCGTCCGCTCCGTCGGATTTCTTCCGCCGGCCGGATCGTATCGTTTTCGTCGACGCTCCATGCGTGTCACCGCATAGAGCATTTGATCGATGCGGTTGTAGATTTTTTTGTCCATGCTCTCTCCCGGTTTCGATTTTTTCGAAATATGCGATGGTCAGCGGATATCCTTCCGCCGTATAAGTGCTGTAAGATAGGTCTTTGATCAGACGGTATCCCTTCGGCGGATCGATTTCCGTCTTGTAGGCCTCCGCCCGTGTCACCTTTGTTTTCTTCGGGACGGTCCGCAGGAGATTCCGGCTTACTTGTATGCGTCCCGAGTGCGCCGCGACTTTCTCTTTCGTGAAATAGTCCGCCAGCCGTTCCGCATCCCGCAGATGCCCGCCATAGAGTTTGACTTCTATGTTTCCGTGCGGCCATGCCTTTTTTATTTTTTCGAGCTCTGATTTCCCAAGCGCCGGCAGGAGAATGTGACCGTGTGGCCGACCGCTTCCCGTCAGATTCTCGAGTACGGATATATATCTCGCCGACATTCCCGTCTTCTGGTAGATCGCGCGGATGCGGCGTTTGAATTTTTCAAGTTCTTTTTGGATTGTTTCCGTATCCGGAACCTCCCGGAACGTACAAGTGAGGTACCAGTCCCCCGCCTCGAAGTTATCCACAAGGAGACGGGATAACTTTTCCGCACGGAGACGGCGATTCACTTCCAGCTGCGTCTGCTTTGTGACATTTTGCCGTTTTGCTCTTTTCTCACGGATCTCCGGACGGAGCGGCAGCGCTCTCTGAGAATAATATTTCTTTTCGATTCTGAACCTCTTGTTGTTTGATTCCCAGATCGATTTTAGGTAGGCCATCGCATCTTTCCTCTCCGCACGTATATTTATGTTGCTTTATGTCGCTATATTAATTCCTTTATCGAGCAGATAAGGGGATAGGGTATCCCCTTCGATTTGAGAACACATGTATTTATATTTTCTCAGCGAACCCCGCCGAGAACTCTGCTCGATAAAAAGCTTCTATATAATATAGAAGGAAATGTTTTTCATTCGTCTTTTTTAAAAAGCCAAACATAGATACAACCGAGGAACATCACGAGGATATACACCCCGCCAATGGCAGGTGCAATAAAAGTCAGCAAGCCAACTGCCAAGTAACCGAGAACCACGATGATCGGCAGCGCAAGGATGCATCCGATCGTTATAAGGATCTTTTTTATTGTTTTCATTTCTGCTTCAGCTCCTCGTCCAGTTCGATAATGATCCGTTTGAGCTGACAATTCTCAGCACAGAGCCGTTCGATGTCTCGCTTTTGTATCTCGATGCGATTGGTGAGTTTTCGGAGCCCAATATACAGATCATCAATCGCCGCGACACGAGATTCGAATTCATCCTCCAGCGTGTATAAAACGCTATGTATAATCGGATCTTTCGACGCCTTTATCTTCTCGATATCATAGTATGTTTTCATTTCTGTACCCCCTCTTCCATATAATATAGAAGAAAACTGTTCACTTGATTGTCTCAGTTTCTTCATCATCCTGATACGGTTCTCCCGATGGCCACTCAACCCCCTCAGAGGGTCTGCACATACACGGATCTTCTTTTTCCTCCATCTTCCGCACCTTTTCATCCAGTGCAATAATGATCTTTTTGAGCTCGCGGTTATCATAGGAGAGCTGCGCTATATTGCGCTTCAATATGCCGATTTTGTCGATCACTGGATTTATTTCATCATGCAGCTCACCGATTGCCTTCATAAGCGCACCAAAATCAACCATCGGTTGATACAGGCACTCATTCAAAATCGGGCGATCCAGTGACGCTTTTATTTCATTGATATTATAGGACGGGTTCATTTTTATGCCTCCTCTTCATGATAGCCGCGCATCCGGTTCTTCTCGTTCACTCGCTTCTGCACCTCGCCGCGCAAATATTCATCATAGCCGAGCGCATAAAGCCATGAGATACAGAGCGTAATAACGTCCGTGAGTTCTTCGGCGAGTGGTACTTCCGCATCTCCAATGCAACCCACATATTCAGCACCATCCTCATCCGCTTTTTCAAGCGCATAAACTTTTTTCGCCTCCTGAATCACTTCGTTTGTTTCCTCCGACAGCTTCGCCATCCACGCCACCGTAGATGCGCCACGGAATTTCTTACACGGAATCGGTTTAATCATTTTGCTTTTCCTCCTCGAAATAGAATCTCACGGGATTACCCGTGATCTCAACGAGACCATATGCAAGAGCAAGTCGGAATATGAACAACTTTTCGAGACGCCCGACAATAAGCCCGAGCTCTTCCCGCAGTCTCTCTGTTCTCATCGTGGACTTGTAGAAATTGCACGAACGACACGCAGGACGGTAGTTCACAATCTCATCTTCACCGCCGAGATAGACAGATTGAACATGATCAACCTGCATATCCTTGATGTCGATCTCCTTACCGCAATACGCGCAGTGTCCGCCATACATTTCATAGACACGCCGCCGAACATCTTTCGATATTGCTTTACGCCTTCTTGTTTCTTGTATCTCCATTGGTTTCACCCGTAGAGCTCATCTCTCATCTCATCAATCAGCTCTGCCGCATCCTCCCTGCTCATATTCTCAATCGGGTAATCCTCAAAGTCATACCCGAGCTCTTCCATCAGCGCCTTCAAGCGCTGTATCTGTTCACTTGTCGGCTGTTCCATTTTTGCAGCATCCTTTCTCCCTATCCTTATCTTTCTGTCTAATTTTTCTTTCGAATCCATATCTTATGATGGCGCCATCGAACATTTCTACGTCAATTGTGGGGGGGATATCCCAATTCGAAGCGAAATAACTCTTCGCGACCCTCATAGGATGTGAATGTTTTTGTTCACACGCCATTGCCTTCTCTTTGGTCTCAAATTCCTCTCCACAATACTCACATTCAAACCGCTCAATAGTTCTCATTTATGCAACATCCTCTTTTTCAAAATTCAATTTCTGCTGCGCCCGGTCCCCATTGATGTACCTCCATGCCTCCTCTTCCAGATTTTCCAGAGCACGCATGAGGCCCTTGCTCATGCAAAAATCGGATTCTTTATCCGCATTCGGCCGTGCTGGCGTATTGAGAATAAGCGGTGATTTACTCGTATAGAGCTCCTTCAGCGCCGTTATCGTCAGATACTTTGTCTTCTCGTCCTTATAACTTTCGGTAATCCCCGAAACCCTAATCCGCTTCTCGTCGTCCGGATGCAGCTCGCAGATCTCCACCACAAAATACGCCAACGCCTGCAAGCATAGCTTCAGTTCCTCCCGCGGCACATCTTCGCAGATCAGCGTGTACGCATCATAGCTCTGCGTGGATTCTTGCCACGTCTCCCAGCCGAACGTATACACGCCCTTCTTGGCCTTGATTTTTGTGATCCTGTGTTTCATTTTCCTGCTCCTTTAGCGGCTCACCGCCTCGAGAATCTGATACAGCAAATACGCAATGACAATCAGCAATATCGTCTGCATTTCTAACTCACCTCCTCTTCCAACGGCAGCCATATCTTTATCTCCGGATTCTCGTATATGTTTCCAATTACGTTCGCCATATTGGCAACATCCTCTAAGGCATGCATCTCGCCGCCTCCCTCGGCAACGAATTCACCGTCAAAAAATTTCACAAAATAGCGCTCCCCAAATTCATCTTGAAGAATATCTCCCTCGTAAATTTCTTCCCCGAATACATCATCCACACCGGTGTACTGCATCAGATCCACATGTTCGAATATTTTCTCGATGATGTCCATTTTCTTCATCTCCGGATCCCATACCCGGAATTTAATCTCTCGCATTTTATTCCTCTCCTATAAATTATGCGCTCTCTCGTTCTTCTGCGCCGCACAGTTCCGGCAGATTGGCACGTACAAGTGCTTCTGCAAACGGCGGCGGCACTGCGTTGCCGCATCGGGCGACCTGCGCTGACTTTGGATAATGCTTCCCGTCTGCATCACGGTCGATGATGTAACCTTCCGGGAATCCCTGCGCCCGGAACAGTTCTCGCGGCGTGAGCATCCGCATCCCGATGTCCACGATTTGATACGCCTCACCACCAACAACGACAAGTCCGAATCGGTCTTTTGTCGTGATTGTATGCAGCGGCTCCCTGAGAGATTGCCCCTCTCCCTGTCCGTAATACTTAACCAGGAACGCCTCAACAAGTGCATTATGGTCAACGGCTGTAACCGTCGGAAGTGGCGCCGTTACCTCTACACCAGCACTTTGATATCCACCAGCAAAATACTTGCTGATAAATGCGGTGACCAATCCGTAACGATTGGACGCATCCGCCGTCATGAGCGGGCGATCTATTGACTGACCGCGCACATCCTTATCTGACTGTTCGCCGTGATATTGGATGAGCAACGGAGCAAGTTTTTTATCCACGATGTACGGATGCGGATTTTCGAGGACAAATTTCTTTAGCCCCCGCGCAATGCGCCGCATCGTGTTTTCACAGAGCGGCTTCTTCCGGGCAAAAATGCTCGGGCATGGGATTGACCAGTCAATAATCTCTGCCGCTGTCCGCCACGGTTGCAGAATTCCGCTTGCAACAAAGAGCGTTGCGGGGTCCCCGTGCGTCGCCTCCGGCCACATAATCGGCTGGCCATCGCATCGGGCG